GATGGTAAAGTTGTAAAAGGCGTAAAAATTAGTCGTGCATCTATTTTAGCAGGTGCCCATTTTGCAGGGTCGAATGGTGTGACACAGTTTTTAGTCAACGAAAGTCACACAGGTACCGTAGATGCGTTTGGTACATCAATAAAAAAGTATATGTCATATTTTAGTAATTTTCATTTACCTTCACTTATAGGTTAATATGTTAATTTTAGTTGTAGTATTATCACTTGCGGTACTTGGATTATCATATGGTTGTTGGAATCTTCTACGTAAGAATGAAGAACTAGAGGATGCTATAAATCTATTTTACGCACGAACAAATGCTACCATTAGGTACATGCGGTTTTTGGATGAACGGCAGATGTTTGAAAGTGATGATGAGGTAGGAGAAGTATTCAAAATATTAAAGGAAACTATAGAAAAACTCTATAGTTACGTTACGGAGATAAGAGATGGCAACAGAACCACCGCAGAAGAAGAGGCAAACCAATAAGGTTTATTTTTCGCAAGAAACCGAAGTCGCAATTATCAAATATAATAAATCAGTGGACTCAGAAGAACGAGAACAAATATTTAGAGAAAAAATACACGCCCCACTAGACAAATTAGCCGAGAATGTTATCAATCGGTTCAAATTTCCATATATGGAGGGTACCTTTGATGAAGTCAAATCACAGGTAGTCTCCTTTCTGGTTATCAATTTACATAAATTTACCGAAGATAAAGGTAAGGCGTTCTCGTATTTTAGTGTCATTGCGAAGAATTATTTGATTCTACATAACAACAACTCATACAAAGAAGAAAAACGGGTACTGTACTTTTCAGATCAGACAGAAGATTCGTTTACTTTAGAGGAAATGTTGATTGTAGAACCAGACATTAAGGAGTCTACCGTAGACATGAAAGAATTTTTGAAGTTATTGGTAGAATATTGGGAATTTAACCTTGAACGATTCTTTAAAAAGAAACGGGACAGAGACATTGCAGCAGCAATAGTTAAATTGATTGAACGAATTGACAATATTGATAATTTTAACAAAAAAGCCCTTTACCTTATGGTACGGGAAATGACTAACTACAAGACGGCTCATATTACAAAGGTCATCAACAAAATGCGACCCCAGATTTTAAAGATGCTTGGGGAATTCAGACGTAACGGACATTTATCAGACCCATCCTATTATTTCTCGTATAAAAAGTAAATCCTATCTATTTATAATATAGGATTTTAGGGGGGTTTTATGGATATCAATTCCGAACTATACGATGGGAAGAGTCTAGCAGACATCTTTACAGAAATACACAAAAATACTGACAGTAAGCGGGCACAAATCAACTCGTTTATTATGAAAATGGTCCAACTCATCCGTACCCCAGAAGACGCGGCTGTGATTGGACCTATTGTGCAGGGATTCTTAGAAGTCAACGTCAAAAATGACGAACACTTGGTTCGTGTTGCGCAGATTGCACAACGTATTGTGTCGGTGGGGGTCAAATCCAATACCTCATTAGACGGACTATTATCGGAATCAGAAAAAGAAGCTTTACTCAAAGATATCACAACAGAAATCCAAGACCTTCAAGAAGATGTGAAGGGCTTGGATGATATTTTTGCGGAGAAGTAAGCATGAGTAATTACGGTCCAGAGTCCTATGGTTTTAATATAAACCAACCAGGAGCTTCATTTTTTCCTAGATTTGCAATATCTAAAACATTACCATATAAAGATGGGTTGGTAGAAGACATCATAATAAATGAGTTACATCCATTATATAACAAGGATTTTGGTGCAAATATAGGATTTGCTAAGATTAGATTAATTCCTGAAGATAGAAATGTTCCAGAAGATTCATTAAATTGGGTTATGCCACTAGAAACCAGTGTGAGAGAATATCCACTTAAAAACGAAATGGTCTTAATTTTTTACTCAGTGGGAAGAATGTTTTACACTCGTCGGGTTAATATTAATAACAAGATTACAGAAAATTCTTGGCCTGGACTAAGCGATAGATTTTCACAAACACAAAACTCTACCCTTAATAGTGATAATTTAGCAATCGCCGCTGCCGGTGGTATAGCCTATACCGAAGATATAACGTCAAGTACGTCATTAGGTAATGAGTTTGTAGAAAGTTCTACTGTAAAAATGGCTAGACCAAACGAAGGTGACACAATAATTCAAAGTAGATTTGGTACAGTTATACGGATGGGGTCTAGTCTTTTTAGTAATCCTAAGGCAAGAATACCAAGACCGAATTTACTTTTTACAGTAGGGCAAGAACAAAATAGAATAGGTTCCACAACGGGTGTATCACCGTATACTCTGGTAGTGGAAGACATAAATAAGGATAAAAGCTGTCTTTGGATGGTGGTAGACGAAAAAATAGTATTAAGTCCGGCTACAAAATCCAGTATAGCACATTTACGTAGTACGGAGTCATCCGACTCTACGAAATATACAGGAGCACAGATTTTTCTGAACTCGGACAGAGTTATTTTAAATAGTAAGGTAAATGAAATATCTCTATTTGCGAAGAAAGAAATAAACCTAAGTGCAGTAGAATCAATTACCATAGATTCTGGTAAATCAGTATTTATTACGGCGGAAAGAGACATCGAAATTTCGACCACTAGAGACTTAGTACTCACGGGTCGTTCTATTAGTCTAAATGTAACAAATGATATTTCTCAGGGAACCTCAGAAAACTACATAATATCAGGTAAAAAGATATTTATAGGGGCGTCACCAAACGACACAACACAACCAATGGTGTTGGGTGGCGAGTTAGCCCGCTGGTTACAAAAGTTGATGGATGCATTTATTGTAGAAATACCAAAATCGATTGCCACACTAAATCCATCTCCATTTGTTAAAGCTATAACGGAGTTACGAATACAATTAGGATTACCAAGTGTTCCTCAATCGGCTGTGTTCAATAGTACCAGTAATTTTACGTCTAAAACAAATAACTGATTATGGCAATACCAAGTAATTTATTACCTATAAATAATCCGTTCAGAACAGAGGTAGTAGACCTCCCAACTGCACAATTGCCAACAGCAAATTTAGGTGGAATACAAAGTAATTTGTTACCACTTAACACCAGTGATATCTCTGCTTCATTTCAATCGCTCACAGGAAATATACCAACATTTAATGCACCACAAGTACCACAATTTGCAATACTAAACACAGTCATACCAGATAGATTATTTACAACAGGAAGTATTGACCAAGTTAGAGCACGAACCTTAAATGCAGCAAAAACGTATACGGATGGGTTACCAGCATTACCAACTATTCCAGTGGTGCCAACACTTATAATTCCTCGTCCAAGAATACCATCATACGGACAAATTAAGAACTACATCAAGATTAAAATAGATAGAATTAAACAACAACGACAACAAGCATCGGTTAAAGCATTGGATGAAGAACTAAAGCAAAAAGAAAATCCGTTTACATACAGACAGGTATTGATAGATAAACAATAAAACATAATAAAGAATGTAGTTATTGGTAGATATAACAACCAGTAGAGGGTAATACTATGGACAAAGCACTATTTAGAGCGTACGTAAAAGAATTAGTAAAAGAACAAATTGAAGAATCCGTTGAAAAAGCAGTCAAGAAGATTCTTCCAGAAGTTCTTGGTGAAGCTGTAGCGGAAATTAAAGGTGCACAACAACCAAAGAAAGTAAACGAAGTAGCAACTGCTAAACCAAAACTTTCTCGTACCCAACTTGCCGCAATGATGGGATTGGAACGTCATGGTGATACGATTACCGCAACATCAAAGAATGTTGGGCCAGTAATGCAAGCTCCGGCAGGTATGGCCGAAAACAATCCTACACTACAAGCTATCAATAGAGACTACTCTGCTCTAATGAAAGCAATGAAGTTGACCTAATTGGAGATATAAATGGCTCAGAAGTTTATCGGTGTCATATTACCAATTCGGTTGGGACAAACAGGAATGTTTGACCAGTCTACCACGGTAATTGAACAAGTTCGTTCTAATTTTAAAAATTTAATTCTTACTAAAAAAGGTGAACGTGTTGGACAACCAGAACTAGGATGTGATTTGTGGAAAGTATTATTTGAACCAATGAACGATAATATTTTAGAAAATGCTAAACAAAAAGTTGAAGAAGCGGTCACAAGATGGTTACCATTTCTAGAATTAAGAGATTTTCAAATCACAAAATCTGACGTAAGTAATTCTCTTAACATAACATGTTTATATAGATTTAAAAAAAATCCAAATTTAGTTGACCAGGTTACAGTATCAACAAATATGTTAGGAATAAATCCCAGCACGGGTAGACCAAACGTGCCACTAAACCCGAACGGAACAGAACCAACGACCCCATCGGGAATATCAAGTTATGCTGCACAAGTAGCAGATATGCGTAGAATACGAAGGGCAGAGATGACGAGAGCATCTGATTAATAAAGAACTAATTTGGAGTTTTAAATGCCAACCAACCAATCTGTAAACTTACAACCTCGTCCGAATGTTAAGCAAATTAATTATGTTGCAAAAACATTCACAGACTTTAGACAAAATCTTATAGATTTTACTAAGGCATATTATCCAGACACATATTCCGATTTTAACGAAACATCACCCGGCATGATGTTCATTGAAATGGCATCATATATCGGTGATGTTTTGTCGTTTTATGTTGATAACTCATTTAAAGAAAATTTATTAGCCTACGCAGAACAACAAGAAAATGTAATTTCCATCGCACAATTTTTGGGATATAAACCAAAATTGGTATCACCCGCAACCACAATAGCAACACTCTATCAATTAGTTCCATCGACTATCATCGGAGGTAGATACGTTCCCGACCCTAACTATTTGATTAAAGTAGGTCGTACTAGTACAGTACGTACATCAGGCGCAAGTACTTCAGTACAGTTTAGATTGACGGAAGATGTAGACTTTTCTGATATTGCAGAAGTTGATTACATAGTTAACGAATTTTCTGGAGGAAATCCTTTAAATTTTATTGTCAGTAAACCAGCAAAGTTGGTGGCAGCAAATGAAAAAATTACAACGTTTTCATTTGGTACACCCCAACGATTCGCCTCAGTAACTTTACCAGACGATAATATTATTGGAATTGTTAACGTAACAGACTCCAACGGAAATACATGGTATGAAGTAGATTATTTAGCGCAAGACGTAATAATGGATGATGTAGAGGTAACTTCAACAGAAGTTGGTGTGTTACCACCATCTAAGCTACGTCTTCGTAAAGTTCCTCGTAGATTCGTAACAAGAATCAATAGAAATAATCGTATGGAAATAGTATTTGGTTCTGGAACAAATAATGAAGCAGAGGTTAATACAGTACTAGATTCTAGACAAGTAGCAAATTCACAGTATGGAAATACTATCGAAAGTACATTAGGTAATGTAGCCATTAATAATGTAAATCTTTTAAACAGTAATACATATGGTATTTCTCCCTCAAATACAACACTAACTGTAACATATTTGATAGGTGGGGGTGTAACGACAAATACTCCGTCAAATACAATAAATGTAATAGATAATTTAATAGTTTTAAATGATACCACGGATTACAGTCCAGGCGACTCAAGTAAAAACTTAGATTTTTTTAATGCGGCGGTATCGAGTATTACTATAAGAAACGACCTACCAGCAACGGGTGGTGGAAATCAAGAATCTATTGAAGAGATTAGACAAAATGCATTAGCATTCTTTAACGCACAAAACCGTGCAGTTACAGTAGAAGATTATGCAGTACGTTCATACGCGCTACCAGCAAAATTTGGTAAAATTGCAAAAACTTTTGCGGTACGAGACGAACAAATTAATAGAATTTTGGCAACACAAAATGACAAAGTATATGTAAACAACCCAGTACGCCCAAATGTAATTAATTTATATACACTAGGATACGATACGAACGGTAATCTAACTACACTAAACACTGTAATTAAAGAAAATCTAGCTAGATATCTAGAACAATTTAGAATGTTAACCGATGATGTTAATATTCTTGACGCCTTCATAATTAATATAGGGGTACAATTCGATATTTCAGTATTAAGAAATTATAACGTTAATGACGTTCTTGCGCGTAGTATCGGCACAGTTCAGGATTTATTTGATATTAGTAAATGGAATATTAACCAACCAATTATTTTATCGGACTTGTCTTATAATATTGGTTTGGTAGAGGGAGTACAAACAGTAAAAAGTGTTCGTATTTTCAATAAATACCAATATATAGATGGTACTGGGTATCAAAATTATAGATATGATATCAATGAAGCAACCATCAATGGGGTTATCTATCCAAGTCTCGACCCAAGTATCTTTGAGTTGAAATATCCAACAACTGATATTATAGGAAACGCTACCCAATGAGAACCATACTAACCGCCAGTAAAGATACCACTCTTTATCAAGCGTATCTTAACAACAACACTGGACTAGACGAAATACTTGAAGTTGGAAAAGTAATAGATATTTCTGAACCAACTAGTTCAACAGCATATGAAACGGGCTCAGTCCGGTCATTAATATATTTTGAATTACCCACAACAGCAAGTGTACCCGCTACTGCTAGTTATTTCTTGAATTTAAAGTTAGCAAATGCAGATAACATTAAAAGAAATCAACAAATTCTTGTTTATAAAGTTTCTCGTTCATGGGATGAAGGTAGCGGATATGTACATCAAACAACGGAAAATCCAGAAGACGGTGCATCGTGGGCTAGATGTACTTCTGCTGTATCGTGGAGTAGTGCGGGTGGTGATTTCTTAACGGGGTCAACTAGTCAAAGTATCGTTCTGTCATCGTATCCGTTAGAAGATATTCGTGTTGATGTAACTAATATCTTACAACCGTTTGTCAGTCAATCTATTCAAAATACTTTTCACGGATTGGCATTACGCTTCCCACTTACGGACGAAACTGATTCTAATAATAAGGGAAATATTAAATTCTTTTCGACACAAACACATACAATTTATCAACCAACCCTTGAAGTTGTATGGGATGCACAAACCGTAGTAACAGGAAGTTTATTACCTATTTCGACGCTAAACGTAAAAATTGTTGCATCTAACTTACGAGAAACGTACACAAAGGGTGATGTAGACAAGGTAACTTTGGTTGTTCGTGACCAATATCCATTAAAATCATTTGATTCTGTATTAAGATACAAAAACAAGTATTATTTACCAACATCGTCATACTTTTCTATCGTTGATGCACAAAGTAATACAACTATTATACCATTTGATAACTACAGTAAAATTAATACAGATACAACTGGGTCATATGTAATTCTTGATACATCACCATTATATTCAGGCAGATTCTACACATTAAAATTAAAAGTTGTAAACGGCGATTATTCTAGAGTAATCGACACCGACACTCTATTTAAAGTTGAATAGTTTATGGAAATAACATTCTTATCTAGTAGTATAAATCCAGATAGTGGTAGTATAGTAAATAAAGAACAAATTGATATTTCTTTGTCTTTATTTGACCTATCGGCTACCGATGACAGAGGGGTAATACAAACCGACTACTCTAGCACATCTCAAGTAATTACAATACCAGAGATTGGTTTGATGAATAGTAGTTCATATTACACTCCAATTTACAAAGAAAAGTTGGATTATAATGTATGGTTAACCAGAATTAATAAAAATTTTGAAGAGTTAGACTGATGCCAAATATATTAAATTATCAATCAAATGTTGATGAACTATCACAACAATATACTAGATACAATGTTTCTCGGGTTATAGCTAACAAAAAAGATGAACTACTTTCACTAGAAGTTCCGGCGGAGTTCCCTGAGGAATTATTAAACAATAATATAGAAATAAATGTATACAGCTTATCAGATAGTTCTTTATTGCTTTCCGATATAATTAAAAACGTAAGCGGTTCAATTTATACAAGAAAAATACAGTATGGGGGGAATAGTTCTGACAGAACTGAACTGTTTGGCCGCATCAATCCCATAATTTTCCGTAATTTATTATATATAGACTTTACTAAAACTAATTTAGAGTTACCTTCTGGTCAATTTGAAGTTACTTTAAACTTTTTCTCGGATGAAATCGGGTCATACGACAGCAGAATTTTAAAAGTTAATAAAATATCAACATCACGCACAGAAGTTGAATTAAAATTAACAGATACCACACAACAAAAAGTATTAGAACAATTCGCTACACCACTAATACCAGCTGAATTTATAAAACCAGTATTACGCCAGATTTTCAATCAA